GGGGTATATTCCAAGTGAGCTTCCCCGTTTCATCATCAATTCTGACATACTTAAGGGTTATTTCCTGACCCTCTAGTCTAATTTGATCCGGTGAATCTGCGAATGATTTGAAAATGGACATCTAGCCTTTCTCTATGCCTACAGTGTATTTATAAAGATGATTGGAACGATTTAACTGTCGACTATCTTATTGCCTATTGTATTCCCTTTATATTCTTTGCCGTTGAACTTTCCTTCAAACACTTGAAACTTCTGGGCTTGTGCCGTAGCATTGACTAATATAAGTTCTAATGTTAGCAAAAAAAGTTTTGTTTTACGAACAACGCAACCCGGCTCAGACAAATCAATAATTGTGACATAGTTATAAATCTGATGCAAAAACGGAGAAAACCATGAAGTAAACTCTGCAACAATCTCTGGAGGAATGTTCATTCTTTCAGTGGATTTATCAAACTCATCCATGGTATAATATATTATTTCAAGAAAAGAATTTACCCACATCCCTGCGGTGTCTGATTTTTTCATCTTTGACACTTTTTCATAAAGAACGTTTTGATAGCTAGTGTAAAGACATATGAGAAGATCCTTGTACAACATATCCAAAGTAGCATCCTCAGAAAAATGCTCAGCGGGTATATCTACCGTGATTTTGAATTTTATGTTTCGAAAAAATTCACTTTTGAGAATATCATCAATCATACTGTCAAAGTCTTCTTCTGGAAAAGCTTTGGATGATTCAATTTGATGTTTTTTCTTAAATGCCCAAACATCAACGTGACCTTTCGCAAACAAGTAAATTACCCCCATCAACAATATCCCCACCATGGTCTCTAGGCCGTATTCTTGGGCCATTTTAATAATATCTGCAAAAGAAAGCACGTTGATTCGCCCCCATAAAATTCAACATATGTATTTATTTTATGAGCAGCGTAAAAAAGACTAAATCGTTAATTTTAGAAGAATTTGTGATATATGATTAAACGTTGTTTTGGGATATGATCTACATAGTTCTGTTAGAACTGCTTCGATGACAAGAGTAGCACAATAAGAATTTTTCCACTTCTCTGATTCTGATATGTGATCCACAAATCTTTTAGATGACTCTTGATTCCAGAAATTTGTCGATTGTTTTATAGAGTATTCTTTGACCTCTTTGGACAATTCTTCGAACAATAACTTGCTAGGCATCTTCCCACAAAAATTTTCCAACTTTTTCACTAGTAACTGATATTCACAATCGCCGTAGGGGGGTTCATTTCTGTGCATCTATTTCTCTTGTGTTTGTTATGACCCAATGCATTAATTTTTTGTTACCCCAACAAGGAAAATAGTATTCTTGGCAGTCTTCTGTAATTACCACAAAATTTCTAGCAGTGGGGTAATATAAATTCTCATATTCCCACAATATTTTGATTCTATCTTTTGGTTTTAGATTCACATAAATTTTTTCATCATCATCGTCATAAGACTCTTTTACGGGAACCCTCTTGTAAGTTTTCATCTCGTAATGCGAATAGATTCTAGGTATTTCTTCGGCTTTTTCCAAAAGCTGTTTTTTGCTTTCAAAATACTCAGAAAACGAAATCTTCTTTATATCCAAAATTGTGCCTTCAAACTTGTTCTTCTATATTTATCTGTTGCCTTTTACCTGATACAATTTTGTCTTCCCGTCCTCAAGAATTAAGAACCAATAATTCCAACGAGTAAACCCGTCCAAAAACCACATGATATATTCTTTTTTCTACGACAGGGACTCTGTATCATCGTGATACTACCACCGTGAACCAACTTAATAGTCTTTCCATTCTTCCCTGTAACCCCCAAAACTTTTTCTTTTGGACCCATGTACCAGCCGTCATCTGTGAATTGTTGATTTTCAGATACAACTTTTGCTACATCTTCAATATCAATACCAGTCTCCATAATAACCTTAAGGGCTTTTTCGTGTTTTTGTCTTATTGTAAGCATGTTTTATTTGTCCTTGATTGACTATCTCATATCGCAATATACCACAACCACAAATTCTATCATACCCTAATTCCAGCATGTTTTGGTATTCGGTTAGACTGCTATCATATTTAGAGGAGAATTTTTCTTTCAAAGCGTCTTTCCTGAAGGCCCACCTATGCATCCTTAGAGGTTATAAAAAAGCCCCGCAGGGCGGGGCTTTTCGGGGGTGTTGAGACTTAAATGAAGTCTAGATTTTGGACATTGATCTTACCGTAATAGTCCGCACTGTTACCCAGAGAGGTAGTGGTGTCCGTAAGAACAACCTTACCATAACGGGTCATGAGGGACATTACAGGCTGGAACGTGACCGGGTTCATGATGACACCAGAAGACATCAGTGGGATATACGGTGCATACCAGTAACCGGTATCAGTTTCACCGTTACCACCCTTATAACCAACCAAAATCTGATCACTGCCACCCACTGGCGGAGACAAGCTATCAACAGACTGAGCCTGATTCCATAGGTAGCTGTAAACCTTGATTTGTCCGTTTAGAGTACCAACCAACTGAGTGTTGTTAGGACCTTGGAAGGAACCTTCAACCGCAGGAGCAAATACTGCCTTGGATGCACTCTGTAGAACCGAAACGATCATTGGAGAAGCAACAATAAAGTTACCTGCACCACGACGAGTCTTACGTGCGATTTCATTTGCCACTTCATTGATACGAACACCTAGGTTGGCAAAACGGTCACCAGCAAAAGCAGGTGCATAGGTTGTGCCACCGGTCTGATCATAATCAAAGGTTCTGACGGTACCCGCAAGAGCCAATAGGTCACCAACGATTTCGGCGTCGATTTCCTGAACAATTTCAGCAGACAATGCTTTGGTTAGTTCGGATTCGATGTCTAGACCGTGCTGGGACTGCATGTCCTGCATGGCTTCAATGGTCCATCCTGACTGTAGCTTTCTGGTACGAGCTTCAGCGGTCTGGTTGATGATCTCTAGGGTCATCTTACGACCACCGGAACCTTCTAGGAAGCTACCAGAACCACCGCGCAGAGAACCACCTACCGGCTCACCATACAGAGTGGTACCAACGTCGTAATCATTTCCGTCGCCCGGACGAAGGCTAGATTCCCAACCTTCACCGGTTGCCGGGCCAACATCAATGTCAGACTCAGAGCCGTTGGGGTTAGCGATACCAGAAGCCCCAGCAAGCTGAGCTGTTCCGGTAGAACCAGCATAGAATCTACGAATTGGCTTATCGTTACCGAAAGCTTCGTCCCCTTCTCCAATATCAAATCCACCAAACGGATTTCCATCAAAGTTTGCAGGCGCGGTCATTTCTTCTGCGTACTTGTATCTCAAGGTATAAATCAAAGATACCGGTCCACTCATAGGCTGAACACCTACGATTTCAGAACATATGGTTCCCGGAATGATTCTTCGAATCATCGGCAACAGGGTCTTACGGAAGTTCGCGATGTCATGGGCCTGTGTAGAACCCAAGGATGCGGTTTCTTTAAGAATATAGTTCTTTTGGTTTTCTAGAAGCGGTGCAACCATTTCTGCCTTGTTCGGAGCCAATCCTTCCAAGAGAGCGGAACGCGCTTCATTCCAGTTTTCATTTAACAATTTTAAATCGTCCATTACTTTCTCCTTATAATTTAGTTATAGACTAGTGGTGTTACTTCACACCTGCGCTTTTGCGAAGCTTAGTAAGCCATTCGTTTAGTTGAGCCTTAACCTCGTCACCGTCGCCATCATCGATGCCAGAAACATCTTCGGCCAACTGTTGTGTGTTACCGGTCTTGATCTCATAACCTTCGAGTAGGTTTTCAGCTTCTTCTCCCTCGGCGAGTACTGGCTTGTTGCTTTCCTTCTCCGATACTTTATTGGTAGACTCGTTGAGAACTTTAGCAATGTAACGGTCATACGCTTCTTCTAGTTTTTCCGTCGGAACGTTATCTAAAATTGCTTCCATTACGCTGCGCGGAGTTCCGCTCAAGCTTTCCAAAACTTCTTCCATTTTGCGAGTTCTGATGGATTCATCCAACTTCTTACGAACTTCGCTCAACTGTTCGCGAGCTTCGTTAAGTTCTGCTTCCAACTCAAGCTTGCGATCTTCAATATCATCTTCGTTCAAGAAACGCTTACGGAATTCGCCACCGATTGATTCAACAATCTGACGACCGTAATTTTCCTTGAGAACCTCATCGATGGATTCTCTGTGTTCATTCAGTTCAGCGGTCAAGCGCTGTTCAACATATGCATCTAGAGCTTCCATCAACTGTCTCATGTCTTCCTGAACAGCTTCGGCAATCTTCTGTCTCTCTGCAACGATCTTGTGAGCATATTCAGCCTCAAGATCTCGGAAACGTTCTACGTCTTCACGTAATTCTTCCAACTCGGCAGCTAATGCCTCTTCAATCTTGGTGTCAATAGCTTCTGCCAGTTCTTGTTTCTCTGTAACAAACTTCCGAGCATACTCAGCACGAAGTTCGTTTTCCTTCTGTTCTACCTGTTCAGAAATCTTGGATTCCATCACAGATTTAATCTGTTCGGATAGTTCCTGTTTAGTGTCTTCGGTTAGAAGTTCAGATTCCATCAACATTTTCAATAGTTCATCCATTTTCATATACTCCAGAAATTTGTTTGGATTTTCGTGTATTATTTATTGTTAAACCAAAAAATTAAAAGAATACTAATGTAAAGTTCTTAACTTATTGATTTGTAAAGATTTTTATTTTTCTGGAATTTTTAAAAATGTCTTTGGGTATTGACAAAATATTTGGGAAAAACTATAATATTTACTTACACTTAGGACTGAATATGAACCAACACACCCAAAGCATACTGGATCGCTACGTAGTACCTAAAACTAAATCGGTGGACAGTAATACTCTAGAAAAAATGGAGAGAAATTTACAACCAGAGGTTGTGAGGATAAGGGCCGTAAGAGAAAGTATTGAGAGTATGAAATATATCAATCTCTCAGAAGCAAAAAGGCTTCTATTTGAAATAGAAGCCTTGAAAGAAAATATTGAAAAGTGGTTAGATTGATGTAAGCCTAATACCCCCCGGTATTTGAAAACCATCTACCCTTGAAAGCCACAGAGGTTTTTCCTATCCTTTCAACTCGTTGAAGAGTTCCTTGTTCTTCACAATCACAATTAAACAACTTATCTACATCTTTGTGTGATACGATCTTCTCAACTACTTTATTACACTTGTTACATTTAAAATCAAACATTGGCATGCTTTAATCTCCTAACAAATCCCAAAATTCCTCATTGACGATTTCTTGTATGTCTGCCGGGGTGTCTATCATCTTACCATCAAAATGTTTCAGGAACCCTTCGACCAAATCATCATTATCTTCATTCCTGATCATCTTTTTTAACCAACCTTGCTCTAAATCTATTATTGAACATGTTGAACCAAAATCCAGCGTCAACTCCGTGAGGAAGCCACCCCACCGTGGTCCCTCTATACACTTGTCTTTTCAAAGAAGGATTGTAATGAGAATCATAATCTTCTATGATGTGTTTTGAAAATAGTATTCTTCCACTATTATCATACACTTCAAGGAAATCACCATCCTCTACCATCCATTCGTTTTTGTTTATTTTTCTGTCGTCCCTAATCCCCCACGAAACTTTTCCGGTGGCTTTGGTAAGATTTCCATTGGTATATGTATTTTCGCCTGATACATACATTGTCAACTGTCCGTGTAGTTCATTCATTTGTGTTACCCTGTTATGTTAAAGGTATTTAGATTCTATATTTTTAGATGAAAAAAGACCCCACACTAGTGTGGGGTCAAAGATGTAAGCTTTATTTTTTAGTATTGCCTACACAAGGAATTATACATGTTTCAATAGTAACATCCAATTACATCTTATTGAATACATTCTCCATAAATGACAATATGCTCTTTTTGAAATACTTCTGTGCATTTTCATCATGCTTCAAACTTTCGGCCAAAGTAAGAACCTTTCTTCCTTCCTTGCTATTCTGCAAACCTTCATAGACGGGACGTGGATATGCTCCCTGTGCGGAAGGCGTGGCAACCAAATCAGCAGTCACAAACACAAACTCAGACACTACTCCATTTGGTCCAACGTTCCCGGCCCCTCTGCTAGAAATACCATAACGAACACCAGACTTACCAAGTTCTTCAGCGATCAATCCCATTGGTGTGCGCAAAATCTCTGCTCTACCTATGACGTTGTTACCGTTGATTTGAAGTTCTTTAATTGCGTGAGATATTCTATCCATATTTATTGTGAGCTTCTCTGGGTGGTCGAGTTCTCCAAAAATGCCGCCATTTTCTTTAATGATGTCATTGGCATTTTTAACTGCGCTAGTCATTTCGGAAATAGGATAGATCCTTTTGTTTCTGTTAGGATGTTCGGCTTGCATAAAAACACCGCTAAGCCACATGTTTTTGCCAGTCGTGTTAGACTCACAAACAATGTTTGCTATACTGGGTTCTACGCTTTCAATTAGAGTATCCATCATTACTTGCCTTTCTTCTCTACGGCTCCAACCCCAGACGGAGCGTCATGGGAGTGTGCCTTACTGTTTGGGGTGTGCTCATGTTCTTTCGGACCCTTGGCACTACTACCAGTGGGTTCCTTCTGATCCTTATCATGACCGTGGCCCTTTGTATCTAAAGAATGTTCATGCTCTTTCGGACCCTTGGCACTACTACCAGTGGGTTCCTTCTGATCCTTATCATGGCCATGATCTTTCTTTTTAGGATTTTCCATGCGCTCGTCTTTGTGTTTTGCCGAAAGATCATGCTTTGTGTATCCTTCTGGTGCCTTTACTTCTTTCATATCTTCAGTAAGGCCGGAAACATAATTCATCAATTCTTCATCGTTTTCGAAAGTCTTGACGGTACCATCACCGGAGGCCGTGAATTCGATCTTATCGTCCTTGGTTTCAAAAGAACCGACCGTATTGCCACCTACGAAAATGTCGTTACCGCGAATAGTGACTTCACCACTTTCCAAAAGTCCAAGAATCTTTCGAGTCTTAACGTAAGAAAGTTCTCGTACTAGAGTGCGAGTCAATTCCTCGTCGTTTTCGAATATTGCGTCTACAATTTTATTTTGAATGTTGCTCATAGTAACACCTGTTTGGTTGAATTCAGTAATTATTTATAGTTAATCGTTCTTAGCATTAACATATTGAAGATATCGTCTAACATCTGCCGGTTTAGAATATTTTTTGACACTAGAAAGTTCTTCTTCCGAAGTTTCTTCCTCTTCCTTGTCGTCTTTTTTTTGATCTTTTTCTTTACAATCTGCACACAAACTATCTGGGTCAAGATAATTAAAATAATCGATACGCTCTAGTATTTCTCTTTGGAGTGAAAGTTTCTTTTTCATTCGTTTGAACCTCCGCTGTCGTGATCAACACCGTAGACAGAAGCTCCCAATTTTGGAAGCTTCTTTTCTCTGCTTTTTACTTTCTTCTTTTCCATGAAGTTTGGAATGGGATCTCCCCAAGCGGCCCTGTTCCTGTCCAATGCTTCTAGAACGATAGAGATCTTCATTTTTAGAAGTTAAAAGATCCTACTGTACGGTGACCATATTCCACATGATCCTTTCTCTTGTCCATAATAGAGTTTTCTCGATCCTTCAGGTCTTTCTTAGACATTACAGGAACTGTTTCCCCGGTGGGAACGTATTCGCTACTACGCAAGTTGATTTGCGTTCTGTATAAGGGTTTTCCATGATGTAGGCGAACAGCAGTTACGTCGCCCTCCCCCATATCACCAATAACCACCATATGCTTTCCGTTCATAGTCTTAACGACTGAGCCTACTGACACCCCTTCATCAATTTTTTTTTTGTCTTTTTCTTTCTCGTCAGATTCTTCTGGCTTTTCCTTTTTGGACTCATAAGTGTAATCAACCATGCCTTCTAATTCATGAATCATATCATCACACTTTTCATCGTCCATGTCGCAAAGCTTTTTGGCACATGTGGTAATATCCTTTTCCTTGCAATCTTCCACATCGGCAGCTTTGCCTAGGCGCTTCAAAAATTTACTCTCGGTTGCTTCATCATCACACATTTTAAATAGCTTCTTGATATGTGCTGCCATTTGTTCGGCAGTCATAGACTTTTCATGATCTTCTACCAAAAGGCCCGCCATCTTTTCTGTTAGGTACTCGTTAAACAACGAGTCCAAGTCTTCTGTTTCATTCAATTCACCTGTGGAACGCTTTTGAACAAAACTGTTGTAAAATTTGTTAATAGACATAAAAAACTCCTATTTCGAATTGTCTTATTGATTTTCAATACTATTTATTGAACTTAAAACCCAATTTATTAAAACGCGGGAGATTTTTGGGTGGGTGGTTGTTGTTCTGGGGGAGTCTCTCCACCAACCTCTTCGTCAGCCCCAACCCCTTCACCCTCAAGACCGCCACCTCCGGACGGGGGTTCTTCCATGTCATCTAGACCATCAAGACCTCCCGCACCGCCAAAAGCACCGCCACCTGCTGCCATTCCACCGAGGCCACCCTCGAATCCGCCCGCTTCAGCACCTTCTTCATTGTAAAGCTTTGGGATGTCCTCACGACCACCATCAACAGGTAGTCCTTTTTCTTCACGAAGCAATCTCTCATTGAGAGCCATTTCTTCATCTGTGAGTTGTAGATATTTTCTAAGCGCGAAGCGGTTAGAGATCGTCTTGTCACCAGAAATGCTGGTGTATACACCAATAAGAGCAGCATCAATCTCTTGGTCTCTGTTCTTCTTAAAATTACTCGGTTCCGGTAATTTGATGCAATACAAAGATGGGTCGATGTTCAAATTGTTTTCATAAACGAATCTTTTGAACTCTTCGTCCAATGTTCGTTCTATTGAACTCTGTAGTCTTTCGATGTATAGACTAAATTTAATTTCTTGCATCATAGCAATGCCAACCTTACCGTCATTGAAATTACCAGTGCCGCCGTCACCCTCTAAGGTGTTAATGTAACTTTGTGGTATTTTCAATCCTCTCCAGATCTTTCGGAAGAAAATGTGTAGGTCATCTAAGTTTCCGAGGTTCTGTCCCCCCGGTAGTGTTTCAATTTTTGTTCCACCACCGTTCGGTCTAACGGCCAAAAAGAAATCTTCTTGCATGGACTGTGGATTATAAATTGCATCAACTTGGTTTTGTCCCCCTATCTGCGACGGTATCCTCTTCTGTCTAAAATCGTTCTTGACCTTTTCTAGAATGGTTTTTACTTCATGTGGATGTGCTCTACCAACATCGATGTAGAATGCTCTGCGCTCCGGCGCTCGTTGGATTCTGTAGATAACTATAGCGTCTTCCAACAGTTCTTTTTGTTTAAACACTTTGTATATCGAACGAAGTATAGAAAGACCGAAAGGCATTTCTTCGCTGGTCTCGTCGAACAAAGAAAACCTAACGACATCAGAGGCCCGATAGGGCTGTGCTTGGTTTGTATCTTGTCCCGCGTATACGCTAGAATAGTTGAACACTCCCGTGTTGTCGTTGACCTCATTGTTGTAATCGCTTCTAACCATCCACGCCTTAACATGCGTTAGATCATATTTGTCAGTGATAGCGGCATCGATGTTTTTGGCTGGAATAAACATCCATCGCCCGTTCGTTTTTCGAGAACGGAGATAGAAACTGTCTCCATATTTGATCGTGTTTCTACATATGTTGAATAGACGATCACCCTCTAATTGATGCAGGGCGGTGAATGTTTTCAGTGCTGCTTTCAATGTGAGGATAGTAGTGTTGGATACCTTCTGGGAGGGTTCAGTCATCATCTCCAACTTTAGAATATCTTTTCCTTTCGTGGCATTCCCACACATTTCTTCCGCAATGTAGTCCAAAGCCAAAGCGACGTCTGAGTCACTATCCATGATGTCATATTCGCGGTAACGACCCTTTCTATTTGCCGAACCATTTACGATTCTATTGTACCATGAAGACTTTCCAAAAAGCCCACCTCCGCCACCATAAGCAGATTGGTTATCTATGACCTCGGAATCCCGACCCATCGGGCGTACGATCTTGTAAAACTTGCTTGCTTTCATGTGTTTTTTAAATTCTATACAACCTATTTATTTAACAATGAATTATATGAACACCAATGAAGCTGTTACGAATATGAAGCTGCTCTTCGGCGAGCGTTTTCTAGTTGTGTAGATACTACACTATTAATACCTTCGTCTACGGCTTTCCGTTGGTCCTCCTCGCTCATTTCTCTTCTTGCACGGAATTCTTTATCCGCTGTCGATAGGGTTATTTGGTTGCCCTCCTCGTTTACACCAATCAATTGATCTAGTTTTTCTCGTATCATCTCTACTGCTTCTCGTTCTCCGGTACGTTCCAAGCTTCCGTCTTCTTCAAGATATTCTTTCATTTCCCGCAAACCCGCAATATCTGTTGTATTAGAAAAATCAGAGCTTTGTGAAAAATTGATAATTCCATCCTCTGCCAACTTTCTCATACCCTGTCTGTCGTCCAAGCCAATGTCAGCCCCCCATGTTGAATTTGGGTCTGTCGGTCTACGAGAAGATGACATCATTTCTGCCAATGTTATGGCTTCCCCGCCTCTAAATGCCGAAGAAAGTTGAATCTGGTGTTCTCCACTAAGTAGACTACTGGATGGGGGTCGTGTTGAACTCTTCCCCGGACCAGTTTCGTTTAAAATTCGTTGGATTGTAGGATCATTGGACACGCCAATCAAGCTAGGTATACTATTCGCAGAAGCAGTGTCTGGTCCTTTGCTTCCTGCCAGTTGGTTGCGCATGGCGATCATTTCTTCGAGGCTTCTTCCGTTGGGGTGGTGAGTAAGTCCCCGTTCTTGCATAGTTGAAATCATTCTATC